GTTAAATTCTCCTTTTGGCACAGCTGGCTGCTGCACGCTGTTTTTGCTTTGCACCCGAAAAAAGTGCTTGACATGAAATTATTCTACCGTTATAATTAATAATTGTCAAGGGTAGTTTAGCTAATTAAACGAATAGAGTTTGGTTTGATCGGTAAATTGCTTGCAAAAAGTTGACATTTGGGCGATTAGCGCAGTTAAAAGCGGTGCGGAAAGCAGTCCCCTTCTTCCCTGTTCAGTTGAGTTTGGTCAAAACACTTTTCTTGACAACATATATTCGGGCTTGTAGCTCAGTTTGGGAGGAGAAGCGGTTCGGTTATAGCACCTCTTTTCCGGTAGTCCAACTCAGTTGCGGGCAAACAGTTCACATCACCAAAAACTTCATACACGGGCCCATAGCTCAGCTGGGAGCGGAAGCGGCGCAGAAAGCAGTCCCCATTCTTCTCCGTTTAGTTGAGTTTGTTCGAATTGTTTTTATTGACAAAATTGTAAATATTTGGGCGATTAGCTCAGTTGGGAGAGCGCTGCGTTCGCATCGCAGAGGTCGAGAGTTCGAATCTCTTATCGTCCACCAGCTATTGAAGACTGTGCATTTTTGTACGGTCTTCTTGCTTTATATAAAGAAAACGGACGAGTTACCTCGTCCGTTTTCTTTTACAGTGTTATGTATTCTCTTTTAATTCCTCCAGCAAATCTAACCCAACCCGCAGTTTAATATTGATATTATATCCGCGAGAAATTTCTACACGCTCAATAATCGCAGAAGTAATGCGGCGTTTATCTTCTATACCTGCATCATCATAAATTTCCGCATAGCCTTTCAGCTCGTTGATTTGCGTGGCAACACGTTCCATGTGCTTTTCGGAAGCATCGAGCAGCTTCCGTTGCTCGTTCATCTGTTCGCTGATTTCCGCACAACGCTCTTTCAAAGCATCCAGCTGTTCTTTCAAATCTTCGGCAGTCAGAGGGCCTTTACCGTCCAGCACATCTGCCATATAGCCCATCAGGGTATGGCGCTGTTTCTCGGCGGTGGAATATTGCTTTTCCAAAAGTTTAAGCTGTTTCTTCACACGAGCGCTTTCCTGTTCGCGGCAGCGGTCGAGGTAATCCTGTGTGCCGGTTAAGCAAACACGCTGCAAAATGTTGCGAACACAGTCTTCAACGACTACGTTGCTGTCTGGTAATGTATTTTGCGGAACCTGCGGTGGTCGGTTGATTGTAACTTCAACACGGAAAACGCATCATAAAACCAAGGGCGTGAATCCTCGGATTCCGATTTATCGCTGCTATAACCGACTGCAACATAGCGAGCTTTGTGACGGCCAGAGCACTTATCGCGCCGATAAGGTAGATGTAGTCGCTTCCCAGCGAATCGGGCTGATACGTGATTCCTCATAGTCGCTGCGATGACTTCCAATCTGCTCTTGTACACGTTCAAACAGTGCCGGTGATACGATTTGCAAATGAGGGAAAATCTCTGACTTCGTTTCGCCGCTCCGAAGAATACCCATGTACTGGACATTCTTCAGCATATTCTGAATGGTTGACGGATGAAAATGTTGTCCTTTACGGTTGAGAATCCCTTTATCGCGCAATGTCCGAGCGATTTTGCGGCTTCCGTAGCCGTAGACTGCCGAAAGTTCAAAAATCATTTGAACGACTGGTGCTTCATTCTCATCAATCAAAATCTCATTGACCTCATGTTTGCGCGGGTTCACACGGCCTTGTTTCTCCAAACGGTATCCATACGGAGCATGACCACCTCGAAAACAGCCGTCTTGAACAATTTGACCTAAACGAGTTTTAGTGCGAATCGAGGTTTTCAGACTTTCGCCCTCGGCATTGTAGCCGTGAATGTATGCAATCAACTTCTGCTGATAGTCATAGATTGTCCGGTCACCCTCCATGGCACTCCAAATGGTAATCCCCAGCTCGGACAGCCGCACCATATAGATAAAATATTCCTCTGAAATACGGCTGATTCGGTCAGACATATAAACCAGCAGCACATCATATTCGTGACGTTCAGCCTGCTCCATCAGCATCATAATTGCGTCGCGGTCCTCCACATGATTCTTATAGGCAGACACACCCCTTTCGTAGATTTCGTCAATTACAACCCAATCTGGGTGTTGTTTGACACATTCACGGTTGGCTTTCTCCTGCATTGGAATGTCATCGCCGTAAAGCTGCTTCTTAGTGGAAACTCGATATAGAATTTTAACGCGCTTTCTCTCCATAGCAATCGCTCTCCTTAGCCATCAATGTTGTAACGACCTCGTTCAACAGCAGCCCTATACGCTGTTGATCTGCTTCAGTGGTCGTTTCCGGAACGAACAGGTGGACAGTACAATCTCCGAAAATGTAATCAATAGTTTTCATAAAAATCCTTTCTGTCGGGTTGAAAGGATCGTGTGTTGTGTATGATAGAGAAGTGTTCGTGAGTTGTATTGATTCTCCCGACTATATAGTTATTCAGGGAATTATGTCCCTGTACTATACAGTATGTCAGAGATAGATTTTCGGAAAAAAACAGGAGCGCTGCTGCGCCCCTGTTTTCTTATGCCCTCACGCATTAAAACGGTCGATATTCATTCAGGTTGCCCTCGAGATACATTCCCTTAAGAGTGAAATGCAGGCGGAACAGCGCATCAATAAAGGGGTCGGGATGCGGACGGCTGACATGGCCTGCCATCTCATCAATATCCTGCATTGGGCTAAGACACGGCGGAAAATTTCCATCCAGAAGCGCGTGCAGGCAGCATTCCGCATCACGATGAAGCGGCAGAGCGACCTTTTGGAAATCCTGAAAAGAAACGTGCTCGAACAGCTCTTTCAGCATGACAATCATGTGGTTCAGGTCCTCCATCTTGTTTTCACCGAGGATAATGTCGGGCATCATGAAGAAAATCTTACCATCGAAGCAGTTCACGAGGAACAGAACGCAATTCGGAGCGCCATCGGGCCACGGATACTGGAAGAACAGGAACCAATCGAGAACGCGCTTCTCCTTTTCGGTCATCTGGTTCTCATAGTCCGGCAGGTTGAACTCCAGCTCGTCCAAAGTCGTGCAATAATCCAGATGAAAACGGTCCCCCAGTTCCCATGCAAGCTGCTGAACCCGAAGCACCAAATCTCCGGTGACGGCGAACCGCTCCGGCTCACCGAGGTTCTTGACTTCCTCACGAAAGCGCATAACAGTTGTTCCAAGTTCCGACTGCGGAACATTCAGCATATTTTCAAACAGAGACTGAACAGAGTTAATAGCAAAATCATTCATAATCGTAACCTCCAAGACCATTAAAACAGTTTTCCGTCAGCATAAATCTTCATCAGAAGATGGTGCAATCTAAACAATTCCTGCACCAAATCATTGTGCCGTCCGCGATAAAGGACTGCCATTTCGAGTTCGTCGATATGGCACAGTGGGTCAAGTTCACGCGATACTCGACCGATCAAAAGTGCATAAAGATAGCCCTCGACATCGCAGTGCATCGGGACTGCGATTTTCTGAAAGTCGGCGATTGTCAATGTATGAAACAGATGCATGAGCATCACGATGGCCTTGTTGACTTCCTCGGGCGTGTGACGAGTAACCACCACATTGGGAGTGAGGAAGAACAGTTCATCCTCGAAACAGTCGATGAGCAAAAGCCGAGCCTCCGGTGCTCCATCACGCCACGGGTACATCAGAAAATCGTAAATCTGAAAGGTGCGGCGGTCGCTCTCGGACATCTGATTAACCAGCATGGCCAGCTGGCAGTCACGGTCAGCCTTGTTGAAATACTCGATATGCAGGTCGTTGGTGATACGCTCGATTTCACAGTAGATGTCGTTTTCGAGTACGCCAGTCAGCTCTTTCAACTCAGTCTTGCTCAGTCCCATCGCATGATTGCGAAAGTGCTGAACGGTGTCGTTCAAATAAACACGGTCTACGGTCTGGATTTTACGAAAAGCATCCTGAAAAGTGATAAGATTAGTCATGGAAAAACCTCCTCAATCAGCAAAAACGGCGAACTGGCGATAGAATTTGGGGTCAGTGGGCAACTCGGCGATGATGTGTGCGAGAACTTCGTCTGCCTCGTCCCCGATGCCCTTGCTCCACTCGCGGTAATCGTTCGGGCACTGATTCACCGCGTATGCGAAAACCTTGGCCGGTGCAACACCGGACGCCAGATCGTGCAGCGCGGCGTAAACCAGATGCACGAACCCGCACAGGCGCGGCATGGTTTCCAGCGTTTCGCGGAACAGCGGATGATTCGGCGGGACGATAACCACGCGCAAACCGTTGCGGCTAACCAGCTCGAACTTCGCTTTCGGGTCGATGCAGAGAAGCAGTACCGTTCCAATCGCTGCCTTACCGAAGTTCTTCTGCGTTTCGAGAATACACTCGGTGAGCGGCTTCAAACGCTTCGGCAGGCGGTATGGGTAGACGATAACAGTCACCTGCTCTCCGGTCGTGGTCATGCCAATTCCACCAACTAAATGCTTGGAATTCATAAAGAATCCTCCCTTGAAATTGTATTTGAAAACAAAAACAGCGCGTAGGTGTTGCCTACACGCTGTCTAACAATTTCGACTGGAGGAAAATCCAGGTTCGCTTGCAATATTACCGAAAAAAAGGTATACTAATTCTGCGGTGCGGAGTTTTCCGTTGTGTAGGTGCTGTAGCCACCTGTGCAGGTACAAGAGGATTGCCGTCCTTTTGTACTGCCGCGTTATTTTGTTTTCTGTAAACATTATATCTATATGTATACATATATTCAAGCGTAATATTTCACAAAATCAACTCGAATAATTTGTGTATTTTTATATGTATACACATATGTAAGAACTATAGCAATTATAGTATAATGAAATCACTTCCTCAAAGGAGAATTGCCATGGGACTCACCGATGCACAAATTCGAGCAGCGAAAAAATACCAAAATAAGTTTGATGATATAAAGTTACGCGTTCCAAAAGGAGAGCGCGAAATGCTGCAAAAACACGCACAATCCAGAGGTGAATCGTTGAACGCTTTCCTCTATCGAGCTGCAACAGAAACTGTTGCACGCGATAATGCAGAAGAAAAAGAGCAATAAAATTAGGCACAATGTTTTTTGAAATTTTCAAAGTTTATTGATTTTTCCAACGATTGTTGCAGCTACAATCATTGACAGTAAAAAACACCTGTATCATCTCATTTGCACTTTAGCAATTCTATTTTGTATACTTATACGAATTTTATCATCTTCTCTTATATAATTTGACGACATTTTCTACACCTCAAAAATCACGAAAAACCGCATTTTTGCAACCAAACCCCGTATGTGATTTTGACCCTTGATTTTATGATTTCGGGGAAACCGTAATGATTACGGGGTCTGGACTGAAAAAATCGTATATTTTTCGATTTTGCGTCTTTTTTCGTTTTTTCGATGCAATGATTTTGATGTTTCCTATACGGTTTTTGTTCGATTTTTTCTGGTTACGGGGTTTTTCGCCTGCTTTCTGGCTGCAACTTTTTCGCCGTTTTCATTTTTCTGTAAATAATTGCATATTATACGCCAACAGCACCGAAATCTCCGGATTTTCGGTGCTGTTGTGTTTTTTGCGACCTTCAATTCTTCCATGTTGATATTGTAGACATTTTACTGATGAAAAGGAGGCTCTGGTTGTTTCAAGTAATTGTTTCCGCCGGTTAGGAAAACCGCACGATATGCACCTTGAAACAGCGTCCATGGTTGTGTTTTCGATGAAAAACGCAATCACAATCAAGTGGGGACGTGTGCAATCGAAACGGAATTGGTGAACACCGGCGGCTCGGATGAGCACACGGCATGACAAATATTTACTGTCGTTCACCAATCTACTGCTGCAATTATTGGTCGTAAATAACACATCGAACGCGAATGGCTTAAAGGTTATATTGCACGAAAAAGTGCAATATAACCGATTAAGCAGGTGCTCAATCGGATTTCTCAAATATCACCGATGCGCCACTGGCTTTTCTACGGCAATGATTGTAGCCTCTCACGAATTTTTCTTCATATAGATGTTAGGTTGTTCGAAACCCATTTGTTTCCCAACTAATTCGCTCACATAGGTTTATCATCTTTCCCACTGATTCAAATATCAGCGGACAAAAAAGATGTCTCTCGGGCGAGAGTTGAACGTCATGGCGGGTTGAAATTCCCGGTGCGGATGCACAAAAATCATGGGATAACTATACCCATTCGCAAAGCAATTTTTGTATAGGAGGAAATTATGGGCAATAGAAATAACAACGGAAGCCTTTTTCATCAGCTCATCAATGCGCCGGGATTGATGGAGCGACAAGACCTTTCTCAACCGGTATCATTCCAAACAAAAGAGAATTATTTCAACTGGTGTCACAAAGCGGCAGCCGTTTTCAAAAGCTACGGCATCCGAAATTTAAGCGAAATCGGCAAGGACGAAATCCAACGCTACGAGAACCAACTTGAAGCTGAGGGGAAATCTGCGTCCACCATTCACAATTATCTTGTGCCTATCTGCAAGGCCACGGGCATCGCAATCAAAGATATTCGCAAACCGATTCGTGCGTCCAGCGAGTTTAAGCGCAGCGCTGGTAAAGGGCGTGGTGACGGTGGCAAACCTGCGGACTTGAACAAGTACCTCGGTCTGCGTGAGGGCGATTTGAAACGGCTGCGCGGCGATTCACTTATATACAAAAACGGCCATTGCTATGTCATTGTCGATAAGGGCAAGGGCGGCAAATATCAGGAGCAGCGGGTTTGCGACAAAGATGTAACCGAGGTCGAAAAGTTTTTCGACGGTTCACACCACAAAGTATTCATTGTCGGAGATTTTGGTCGCAACTTCGACTACCACGGTCAGCGGCGAGAATATGCGATGAATATTTGCGCGTACTACACTGAGCAGGACAAAGACCCGAAATTCCGCAAGGAGTTGTACAAAGAGGTTGCAACCCAGTGGCATCAGCTCAACAAGAAGCATCGCGGCCACCTCGAACCGTTGAGTTTCTTCGACAAGCCATATGTCCTGCGCGGCAAGAACAAAGATTTGGCCATCAAGCAGGGTCGTCCGTGGATTCTCGACCGGCTGGCCCTGCGGGCCACGAGCGTGCTTCACCTCGCACATTGGCGGGATAATGTTACGGTGCAAAGTTATTTGGCAAGGAGGTAAAACTCTATGTTCGTACTTGGGAGTGCCCTGAGTGTCACGCTAAACATGATAGAGATATTATTCTGCATAAGAAGCGCACTGCCATCGGTGAGAACGGCGAACTGATTACACTGGACAACCTGCCGAACAGCAGGATTGTTGACAACCAGTTCCGCAAGATGGTAGACCAGAAAACCAATTATCTGGTCGGACATCCTTTTGTTATTCGTGCTGAAAATCAGGCGTTTGTGGATGCTCTGCAACCGTACCTGATGACGAAGCAGTTCTCGCGGCTCATCAAGGCAGTAACTCGTGACGCGCTCTGTTGTGGTATTGGTTGGCTATACCCATATTACGACGATAACGGCTCTCTGGCGTTTCGGCGGCTGCGCCCTTATGAAGTTTTATCCCTCTGTGGGCGGACGAGGAGCACACGCGCCTTGACGCCGCCATCCGCGTATATGACATGACCGAGTACGTCGGCCTGACCGAGAAAATCGTGCACCGCGTGGAGGTGTACGATGATACAGGCATTCACTACTTCACGCTGTCCGGCGGCAGCCTGACACCGGTCGAGCCATTCTCCGCACCATACATCATGGCGGGAGAGCATCCGTACAACTGGGAGCGCATCCCGCTGATCGCGTTCAAGTACAACGCAGACGAAACGCCGCTGCTGACGCGCTGCCGCTCCATGCAGGACGGCCTTAACGCCATCGAGAGCCAGTGGCAGGACCAGATGCAGGAGGATCCGCGCAACACCATCATGGTGCTGGTCAACTACGACGGTGAGAACCTCGGTGAGTTTCGCAGGAACCTTGCCACCTATGGTGCAGTTAAGGTTCGTTCGGACAGCTCGGGCGGCGGTGACGTGCGTACCCTGCAAATCGAGGTCAACGCCGAGAATTATCAGGCGCTGGTCGCACAGTTCAAGAAAGCCATCATTGAGAACTGCATGGGCTACGATGCCAAGGACGACCGGCTCGGCGGCAACGCCAACGAGATGAACATCAAGTCCATGTATTCGGACATCGAGCTGGATGCGAACGGCATGGAAACCGAATATCAGGCAGCGTTCGAGGAACTGATTTGGTTCATCACCTGCCATATTTCAAACACCGGCGGCGGAGATTTTGAAAATGAGCCGTATGAGTTGATTTTCAACCGCGACATTTTGATTTCTGAATCCTCGGCTATTGCAGACTGCCGGAACAGCATGGGCGTTATCAGCAATGAAACCATTGTGGCAAATCATCCGTGGGTTGATGATGTACAGGGTGAACTGGACCGCCTGGCGGCCGAGAAGGAAGCAAACCTTGACCTGTACGGCGGCTTTGGTCAGAACGTACCGCCGGATGATGAACCGCCGGACAATAAGAACGAGTAAGGGAGGTGCGGCGCGTGCGCAATCGGGAATACTGGCAAAAACGCTTTTCGGCTGTGGAAGAAATGCGAAATAAGCGCGGCAGATTGACGGTTGACCAGATCGCGCCGCACTTTGACCGGGCACAGGCTGCCATCGACAAGGAGATCCGCGTCTGGTACCAGCGGTTTGCAGATAACAACGGCATTTCGCTTGCGGAGGCCAAGAAGCTGCTGCAGCAGAACGAGCTTGACGAGCTGAAATGGGACATTGAGGAGTACATCAAGCGCGGGCAGGAAAACGCCGTGTCGCAGAAGTGGCTGAAAGAGCTGGAGAACGCCTCGGCAAAGTTTCACATCTCACGGTTGGAGGCGCTCAAGCTGCGGACGCAGAACGCCGCAGAAAACGCCTTTGCCGCCGAGCAGAACAGGCTGACCGACCGGCTTTCGGACACATGGAAAGAGGACTACTACCACACCGCCTTTGAGGTGCAGAAAGGCTTCTCTCTCGGCTTTGACGTTGCACAGGTGGACGAAAAGCGCGTAAACAAACTGCTGGATACACCGTGGACGGCGGACGGGCAGACATTCTCCGACCGCATCTGGAAGTCCAAGGCGCAGCTGCTCGACAGCGTGAGTTCCGAGCTGACACAGATGTGCATCCTCGGCAAAGCGCCCGATGATGCCATTGCCGCTATTGCAAAGCGCATGAACGTCGCCAAAAGTCAGGCCGGCCGGCTCGTGATGACCGAAAACGCCTACTTCGGCTCGGCGGCGCAGCAGCAGTGCTACAAGGCCCTCGATGTGGAGCGTTACCAGATCGTCGCTACACTGGACAGCCGCACGTCCGACATCTGCCGCCACTTCGACGGTAAGGTGTTCGATATGAAGGACTACGAGCCGGGCGTTACCGCACCGCCGTTCCATGTTTACTGCCGCAGCTGCACTGTGCCGTATTTCGCGGATAACGACGAGAACGGTATGCGTGCCGCGAGGGACGAGAACGGCAAAACGTACTATGTACCTGCGGATATGACATATGAGGAATGGGCACAGCGGTCGGTAAAGGGCGAGCGCGGCATTACGAATAAGCGCGCACCGAAAGAGAACGACTACCGCGTAAATTTCGATGTAGTCAACGCACCGGGGTACATGAAGAAATTTCGCGGGATGACCGGCAATACCGCGGCTGACGAAAGCCTGTGCAAGTACGCGCGGGCGGCTCTGACGCACCGTGACGGTACCGCTAACGAAGATTTGTATATCATTTCGCGCAAGACGGGCAAGGTGTTGGGTAAAAATATTGCCGATGAAACAGAATTTGGCGTAGGCGTAAATGATGATATTCGCAAGGCTGTACAGAACAATCAAGGCGACTTGATTGGCATACATACGCATCCAGATGGAACGCCGCCGACAGGAAGCGATTTTGAGACTTCTGCTCGGCGCGGGTATGAACTGGGTGTCGCGGCCTGTGCTGACGGCAGCGTTTATGTATACAAGCACTCGGACCGACCAGTTACACAACGATTTATTGACGAAACAATCGAAAAGTATAAAAAACGGGTTGACAGCGATGGCAAACGGGTATACCATTCAGATATAGAAGCACATCTGGCTGCTTTAGACCAACTTGCAAAGGAGTACGGGCTTTATTATGAAAAGAGATAAGAAAGCTGTGAAAAAAAAGCAATACCGCCCAGGCGATCTCTACTATGACGGCCCGGTTGTAGATTCCGGCCGCACGATAGAGGAGATTGACGCGGAAATCGAACGCGAAAAAGAACGCATGGCGCATATGGAATGGCCGCCTAAGTACAACGGGGAATAACCACCAAAGAGCGATCTGCGGTGGTTTTTTCATACCCAAAACTGCATACCAAACGCTTTGCCAACCGGTGAGGCGTTTTTCTTTTGCCGGCATAGCTCAGAGGCAGAGCAGGGCGCTTTTAACGCTCAGGTCGGGATTTCAAAATTCCCTGCCAGCACCACTTCGGCGCTTTGGCATTTCCGCCGCAAACCGAAAGACCGCAAACACCGGACTGAACCGGGCAACAAATGTGAAAGGAAGAAAAAGACCATGAAAAAAGAAGAACTAATGAAACTGGACGGTATGACTGATGCACTGGCGGCGGCTGTGCTGAATCTCGCCAAGGGTGATACCGAGGGTATGATTCCCAAGGCACGCCTTGATGAAGTGATTAAAGAGCGCGACAACGCCCGTAAGGAACATGCCGATGTGCTGAAGGAACTTGGTGCGCTTCAGAAGGAAACCGGCGATGCTGCCGACCTGCGCGACAAGATCAAGTCGCTCGAGGACGCAGCCAAGGAGAGCCAGAAGCAGCATGATGCCGAGATCCACACCCTCAAAGTGGATAATGCAGTAAACTCTGCGCTGCTGGGTTCGGGTGCGCGGAACGTCAAGGCGGCCAAGGCCCTGCTGAACCTCGATAAGGCCGAGCTGGCCGAGGACGGCACTGTCAAGGGTCTGGCAGACCAGATCAAGACGCTCCAGACCGCCGAGGACAGCAAGTTCCTATTCGGTTCTTCTACGCCCAAACTCAAGGGTGCCAAGGCGGGCGAGAGCGGCGACGATGACGGCAGCCATCAGGTAGACACCTCCAAGATGACCTACACGGAGCTGGCCGCTTACATGGCAGAGCACCCCGACGAAAAAATCAACTGATGAAAGGAAAGTGAAATCGAAATGGCTGAAACCAAGTTTGACAGCAAATCTTTCAACCCGCAGGCGTTCGGTGCGTATGTAAGCCGTATTCCGAACACTACCAAGACCGAGCTGGCGAAGTCCGGCGCAGTCGGCGCGAACGAGCAGGCACGCGGTGCCCTCTCGAACCAGACCGGCGCACTGTACGCACGAGTACCGTACTTTGGTCGTATCTCCGGCAAGACCAGCCAGAACAACGACGGTGCGACCAACATCAACAGCACCGCAACCACTACCTACGAGCAGGGCTTCGTTGTTGCCCGCCGTATGGACGCATGGACCGAGCGCAACTTCTCGACCAACATTACCGCAGGCGTGAACTTCATGGACAACGTAGCCGCGCAGATCGCGGACTACAAGATGGAGGTCAAGCAGGCTATGCTGCTGGCGATTCTGTCCGGTGTGTTCTCTATGAGCACCTCTGCCGGTACCGCCATCCAGAAGAGCGCCGCAAAGGAGTTCCTTGCGGGCCATGTGTACGACATTACCGGCAAGACCGGCGATGAGGCTATGGTTGGCGCAGCCACTCTGAATGCAGCGATGCAGCAGGCGTGCGGCGATAACAAGTCCATCTTCAAGCTGGTCATCATGCACAGCGCAGTGGCAACGAACCTTGAGAACCTGCGCCTGCTCAAGTACATGACCTACACCGACGAGGACGGTATTCAGCGCGATCTGTCGCTCGGCACCTGGAACGGCCGTCTGGTTCTTGTGGATGACGGTATGCCGACCGAGGCTGTTGCGGCGGATTCCGGCAAGGGCACCGCTGCGTACACCAAGTATACTACCTACGTTCTCAGTGAAGGCTCCATCATTCTGGATGACATCGGCGATGCTGTACCGTATGAGATGAGCCGTGATCCCAAGACCAACGGCGGTCAGGATACGCTGTATGTCCGTGACGGTTTTATCTGCGGTGTACAGGGTCTGTCCTTTGAGAAGCCCGCATCCATCACCGCATCTGCTACCAACGCTGATCTGTCCACCGGTGCAAACTGGTCTGTCATCAACGACGGCACCAACGCAATCCCGCACAAGTCTATCGCGCTGGCAAAGATCGTTTCCAAGGGTTAAAGCCATGGACGGTATTCTGGACAGCGTATTAAAGCGGCTCGCGTCGTTCGGCTGCACTGCGCCTGACGAATGGGCCGTGCAGTTCTGCATCAGCAAGGCAGAGAACCACATCAGGAATCAGATAAACCGCGCGGACATCCCGGCAGAGCTTGCCGAGGTGCTGACAGACCGCGCCTGCGGCGAGTATCTGCAATCCGCGTATGCGGCGGGCAAGCTGGAGCTGGAAAGCCTCGACCTGACAAACGCTGTCCAGTCGGTGAGCGAGGGTGACACGAGCGTCACCTTTGCCGCCGATGCCTCGGACAGCGCACGTCTGTCTGTGCTGATCAGCAGTCTGCTGACCGCGGGAGAGGAGGATCTGTTATGCTTCCGAAAGCTGCGGTGGTAAGTGTCCGTAAGACACTGGAACGCGGCTATACCGGCACGTTCACCGTCACTGAGCGAAAGAAAGTTGTACGCGCTGACCATAGTATCGGCTTCGCTGAAGTGCAGACGGTAACAGATATTCCTTGCAGGTTGTCGTTTACAACCTCTCCTGCTGCGGGTGATGGTGATACTGCAACCCTTGCACAGAGCGTCAAGCTGTTCTGTGCACCGGAAATCATTGTTCCAGAGGGTTCCCGTATTACAGTAACCCAAAACGGAGTTACCGAGGAATACGCGCGTTCTGGTATGGTTGCCATGTATGACACTCACGCTGAGTATGTCCTTGAAGCGTTTCGGGGGTGGGCGTAATGGCACGATCAAACGTGAACATGAATTACGATGGTCTGAAGAAGCTGAGAGATCAGCTTACGAAGGTTGACCAGACAGACGAGTTCTTCAACGCTTGTGCAAAAGAGCTTGCCGCACGATTGCTTGCAAAAGTTATCAAACGTACTCCTGTTGGTGATTATCGCACTAAAGAAGTGCGCGTTGCCAAACGTGACGGTAAGAAGCACAAGAAAGGTGAGAAGTACACCGTTTGGGTAAAACCTGCATCCGGCAAGACCGGCGGCACACTGCGGCGCGGTTGGACAGCCGGGCAGAATGCGAATGCCAAGGCCTACGCAGAAAGCCTGTCTGTGCAGCGTGTCGGCAGCGACTTTGTCATCGACATCATCAATCCAGTTGAGTACGCCTCCTATGTGGAGTACGGACACCGTACTTCAAACCACAAGAACTGGGTGGAGGGTAAGTTCATGCTGACACTCAGCGCAAAAGAGGTGCAGGACATGGCGCCGCGTATTCTCGAACGCAAGTTGGCGGACTATCTGCGGAGGTGTTGCAGTTGACCATTGGAGCAATCACAAGCGCGGTTTCAACCGCTGTTTACAATGCTTTCGGGGATGGGTACGAGATTTACACTGACCGCGTAACGCAAGGGCTGCATGAACCGTGTTTTCTGGTTTCGTGCCTGTCCGGTACACGTGGCGTGGACCTCGGCAGAAGATACGCACGAACTGCTCAGTTTTCTGTGCAGTATTTCCCGAAAGTCGAGGGCGACAGCACGGAAATCAACAGCGCCTTTGAGAAACTGCTGGAAGCATTGGAAGCCATCGAGGCGGACGGCTGCCTGCTGCACGGCAGGGACATAGCCGGTACGCCGCATGACGGTATGCTGACCGTTACCGCAATCTACGACGGCTTCGTGCTGCGGGAGGAAGCCCTGCCGGATATGGATTCCCTGACCACGCAGACGAACGCAAAGGAGTAACTATGACCAGAAAAACCAAGAACGAACCGCGGTTCTCTCGGAATGCGCTGCTGTATTCCGAGCTGTTCCGGCACGAACGTGACCTCATCTGTGCGCTGATCGCGTCGGACGAGTATTGCACCGTGCAGGAAGTGCAGGACCGCATCAACAAATACAAGAAAGGAAAGGTGACCTGATATGGCACTTGGCGGCGGTATTTTTACCACGCAGAACAAGGTGCTGCCTGGCAGCTACATCAATTTCGTGTCGGCGAGCAAGGCAAGCGCCAACCTCAGTGACCGCGGCATTGCAACTATGCCGCTCGAACTGGACTGGGGTACTGATAACGCGGTGTTCGAGGTAACGCCTGCGGATTTCCAGAAGAACAGCCTTGCCATTTTCGGTTATCCGTTCACTCACGACAAGCTGAAGGGTCTGCGTGAGGTGATGGACAAGGTGCGCACGCTATACGCCTACAAGCTGACCAGCGCAGGCGCAAAGGCTGCGAACACCTACGCTACGGCGAAGTGCTGCGGTGTACGCGGCAACGACTTCAAGGTCGTGATCGGCGCGAACGTAGATGCACCGGAGAAGTTTGACGTCAGCCTGTATCTCGGCACGACCCTTGTTGACACACAGACCGGCGTTGCAAAGGCGGCAGACCTCGTAGACAATGACTACGTTATCTGGAAGGATTCTGCATCGCTTGCCGAAACGGCAGGTACGGCGCTTTCTGGCGGCACGAACGGTACTGTTGACGGTACGGCCCACCAGAAATATCTGGACAAGATTGAGCCGTACACCTACAACACGATGGGCGTTGTCACGACCGACGAAACCACCAAGTCCTTGTATGCAGCGTTTGTAAAGCGTATGCGTGAGGACGTCGGTGCGAAGTTTCAGTGCGTGCTGTACGGCAAGGCAGCCGATTATGAAGGCGTTATCAACGTCAAGAACCGTGTAATGGACGTTGGTGCAAACGAAGCCTCTCTCGTGTACTGGGTAACCGGCGCCGAGGCAGCGTGCGCGATCAACAAGAGCCTGCTGAATGTCAAGTATGACGGCGCTTACACCGTGGACACCGATTACAAGCAGAGTGAGCTGGAAACCTTCATTAGATCCGGCGTATTTGCGATGCACAATGTATCCGGCGAAACCCGCGTGCTTTCGGATATCAACAGCTTTGTATCTGATGCCGAGGGCAAGAGCAAGGATATTTTCGGTGATAACCAGTGCGTCCGCGTTATGGATCAGATTGCAAACGACATTGCAGTGCTGTTCAATACGCGTTATTTGGGCAAGGTGCCGAATGATGCTTCCGGTCGCGTATCGCTCTGGAACGACATTGTAAAGCATCATCAGCAGCTTGCAGACATGCGTGCTATTGAGAATTTTTCCGCTGATGACGTGAAGGTTGAACAGGGTGACGCAAAGAACGGCGTTGCGGTACAGGATGCGGTAAGCATTGTTTGTGCTATGGCAAAGCTGTATATGACCGTCACCGTATCGTAAGGGAGGGATATTTATGGCTTATATGCCTGCAAATGATGCGCCGTCCGCCAAGCTGGCGACGGCATACGTTACTATTGACGGCAACCGTTACGCCTGCCTAATGGCAAAGAGCTTTGAGGGCAAAATGAACGTAGAAACCAAGGAAGTACCGACACTGGGACGCACTGTAAAGGGTGTTAAGGCTGTTGGTGCAAGTATCAAGTTCTCTATGGTTGTCTACAAGGTGACGGAGATTTTTGACGAACTGGTTGAGCGTTACAAGAACACCGGTCTGCTGCCGACGTTCGACATTCAGGTTACCAATGAAGACCCTGCAACTACTATTGGTCGTTCGAGCAAGATTTATACCGATTGCGTTATTGACGGTGACGTACTGCTGAGTATGTTTGACGCTGACGGCGATTTTGTTGAACAGACTATCGAGGGTTATGCACAGGACTTCACCCGCCCTGAGAAGTACAGCAACCCGTCTTATATGTAAACCGAATATACCCCTATCTACTTGATAGGGGTTATTTTTATGGAGAAAGGAACAGAATATGTCTAATTTTGCAGCATTTATGAAGGGTAACAAGAAGCACCGCCCGAACGAGCTTTACGCTGCTACGAAGTCCCTGACCGATGAGAACGGCGTACCGCTGCTGTGGGAGCTGCGTCCGGTTACCACTCGTGAGAATGAGGTAATCCGTGACCTGTGTACTACTGAGGTGCAGGTGCCGGGCAAGCCGGGCATGTATCGCCAGCGTGTAGATACTTCTGATTATCAGGCAAAGTTAATGGCTGCGGCAGTTGTTACCCCGAACCTGAACGACAAGGAACTTCAGGATTCCTACGGCGTAATGTCCGCTGAGGAGCTGCTCAAGGAAATGCTGGACGATGCGGGCGAGTATACCGACCTTGCACTTAAGGTTCAGCAGATTTCCGGCTTTACCACTCTCGCGGAAGATGTGGAAACGGTAAAAAACTAATCGAAGCAGAGGATACAGAAACTTGCTTCGCTCTGTATGCTCTGCATCAACTGCACATTTTGCCGTCTGATTTTCTCGCTCTTGACCAGAAAGACAAGGCGTTTATTATCGCCGCTGCTCTGGAAAAGGCAAAGCAGGAAAAGAAAGAGATGGCAAAAATAAAGAACAAGAGGTGATTCCGTGGCTACATTAACAAGCAGCATTAAATTATCTGACCAGATGACTGCACCGCTGCGGAACATTACAAATGCGGTCAATATGATGCTTTCCAGTTGGGAGAGTTTGGACAGTGCCACAGCGGGCGGTCTTGATATGGGTGACGTTACCGCCATCCGTACAGAACTGAATGAAGCAACGACCGCTCTCGATCAGCTCGGAAACGAGCAGCAGGAGTTTAACAACCAAGTCGAACGTGGTTCTGATGCACTGGGCGGTATGGCGGGTAAACTTGCCGGTATGGTTGCAGGCTACATTAGCTTGCAAGGTGCAATGGAAACCGTCAAAGCCGGTATCGACTATGCTTCCGACCTTGCCGAGGTTCAGAACGTCGTTGACGTATCGTTCGGTAAGTCGGCTGCTTCCATCAATGACTGGTCGCAGAAAGCGCTTGAAGCCTACGGTCTGAACGAGGTTACCGCAAAACGCTATAACGGCACACTTGGCGCAATGCTGAAATCTACCGGTATTGCGGGTGACAGTGTTGTGGATATGTCGGAAAAGCTGACTGGTTTAGCCGGTGATATGACATCGTTCTACAACCTCGACACCAATGCGGCGTTCGAAAAGATTCGTTCCGGCATTTCGGGCGAAACGGAACCGCTCAAACAGCTCGGTATCAATATGTCGGTTGCAAACCTCGAAGCCTACGCACTGTCGCAGGGCATCACGACCGCTTACGATAAAATGTCGCAGGCTGAGCAGACCATGTTGCGTTATAACTACATTATGGCTGCTACTTCGGACGCGCAGGGTGACTTTGCGCGAACTTCTGACAGTTGGGCGAACCAGACACGATTGCTTAGCGAGAACTGGAAAGAGTTTGTCGGCAAAATGGCGGCGAACCTGCTGCCGACGCTGACGGCGGACATTTCTGCGCTGAATAACGTAATTAAGTGGATGTCCGATAACACCGCATTCATTACACCTATTCTTGGTGCAATTACTACTGCTGTTGGATTGTATACGGCTGCTGTACTGGTCAATGCTGCCGCAAAGGGAATTGATACAATCGCAACCAATCTGAAAGCAGCAGCAGAAATCAGAGCAAGCAATGCAACGTTTATAGCAACTGTGCGACAGTACGGTTTGAATAAGGCTTTACTTGCCTGCCCTGTTACTTGGATTGTTAGCGGTATTATTCTTATCATCACTGCTATCTATTTGGTTGTAGCGGCTATCAATAAGGTTCAAAACAGGAGCATTAGTGCAACCGGCGTTATCTTCGGTGCATTTGCAACTCTTGGTGCTGCGATTATCAACACGGTAATCGGTGTGGTAAATGCAATCCTTCAGATTGTATGGGCAGCCGTTGAACCGTTCATTGGAATCATTGAATGGATTCTTAACGTAGCGAACGGCGGCTTTAACAGCTTCGGTGACGCTGTGAAAAACCTGATTGGTCAGATTATCTCGTGGTTCCTGTCGCTCGGCAAGGTAGTTACCAAGATTATTGATGCAATCTTTGGTACAAGCTGGACGGAAGGTTTGAATAATCTGCAAAATCAGGTACTTTCATGGGGCAAAAACGATAAAGCCATCACGATTGACCGCACAGCACCGGCCATCAACACTCGCATTAAGTATTCGGACGCTTGGAGCAAGGGTTATAGCCTTGGTCAGAGTATCGAAGAAAAATTCACTGGTGCTGACGCTTCCAATACGGATTTGGACGCATTGAACGACAACGTTGCAGCGATTGCCGCCAATACGGCAGATACCGCAGATGCGCTCAAACTGTCAAGCGAGGACATTAGAATGCTTCGTAATATTGCTGAAAGACAGGCAATCAACCGCTATACCACCGCTGAAATCAAAGTAGAAATGACAAACAACAATAACATTTCGTCTGAAATGGATTTGGATGGTGTCATGAATCTGTTTGAAGCTAAGATTACGGAAGCACTGGTAACAAGTGCAGAGGGGGTGCACATCTGATGTATGAATTTTATATGGCGGGTGTGCGCTTACCCGTTACACCGAGTGCGTTGACGATTAAGACTACCAATCAGAACAAGACCATCAACCTGATTAACGATAACCAGTTGAACATCATCAAGGCACCGGGTTTGAGTAAGTACACTTTCAACGCTCTGTTACCTAACAGGGAATACCCGTTTGCATGCTATCCGAACGGGTATCAGCCTGCACAGTATTATATGTCATTGCTTGAAAAGCTCAAGCGTGAATGCAAACCGTTTGAATTTGTAATTGTTCGCTCGGATGATGCGGGTGAATTGCTGATGGTTAATGACCCCGATCAGTTGTTAATGGTATCACTCGAAAACTATGAGCTATCCGAAGATGTTACCAGTTATGGTCTTGACGTTATGGCTAAGATTGAACTGCTGACATACAATGACGTGAAAACCAAGCTGATTGAGTTCAAAAAGAACGAAAGCAAATCCAGCACCAAGAAAGCGACCGTCAAGCAGAAGCGCGACACTACGACCGCACCTAAGAACAAAACGTACACTGTTAAACAGGGTGATACCCTATGGGACATTGCCCGTGTACACTTAGGTAACGGCTCTAAGTGGACGAGCATTTACAGTCTGAATAAGGCTACCATTGAAGCAGCAGCTAAGAAATACGGTAGATCAAGCAGCAGTAACGGTTGGTGGATTTATCCCGGAACCGTGCTCAAGCTGCCGAGTTAAGGAGGGGAGAACATGGGTAAATATGTTTGGCCGTGTCCGTCCTACTCGCGCATTTTGAGCGGCTACGGCAACCGCGTACACCCAATTTACGGCACTGTCAAGTTTCATGATGGTGTTGACTTGGCAGCTGCATCGGGTGTGCCGATTCTCGCGTTTGGGTCGGGTACTGTAACGGTATCCGGCCAGAACGGAGGTTATGGTAACTACATTAGTATTGACCATGGCGGCGGTCTGATGAGTTTCTACGGACATTGTTCGAAACTGTATGTTTCCAAGGGCGCGAAAGTTTCCGCAGGTCAGAAAATCGCGGCCGTTGGTACAACTGGCAACTCGACCGGCTGTCACCTGCATTTTGGTATGCACCTCAACGGTTCGTCGGTCAATCCGCTGAACTATGTATCGTCGAAGGACACAGTATCTAACTATTCCGGCGCGAAGTCGGGCGGCACGGCAACGAACACTGTAAAGGCATTGTTCACGGCATACTATCCGGCGAATAATGCCATGGAGGGCGGTTTTCTTGATGCACTGGGAAACAAACTTGACCCGAGCAAGCATACCTGTGCTGCGCCGCCGTCTGTACCGTTCGGGACGAAAATCACCGTGCAGGGCACAGGTACGGCGCTTGACGGCGTGACCTACACCGTCAATGACCGCGGCGGCATGATTCAAATTGAGGGCGGCGTGTACCACTTCGATCTTTTGATGAGCAGTAATGCCGAGTGCAACCGCTGGGGCAAGAAGTACGGCAAAGCCGTCATCGGCGGCTCGGGCGGCTCGTCCGGCTCGACCTCTTCGGGCACGAGCACCGAGAAAGAGAAGAAGGATATCACGACCGTTGTTGTTAAGTCTGTCACAGGTGCAGCAGGTACGCGCAAGGAAATCTTGCGTGATGTGCCGTCTTATCAGTTGCCGGGCGCGGAGGTTATCATTCAGAACAAAAACGGTCAGTTACAGTCACCTGTTATCGAAGGTGATATTGTGTGGGAAACCTCGCGTAGAGATTCCGCTTCTTCGCTGACATTCACTGTGGTTAAGGATGAAACGCTCAATTTCCATGAGGGTAATCCTGTATCGTTCCGGTTCAATGGCGCGAACGTGTTCTATGGGTATGTGTTCAAGAAAAGCCGCAGTGATAGCAGGTTGATTAAGGTCACCTGTTACGATCAGTTGCGCTACTTCAAGAACAAAGACACGATTTCGTACACGAACAAGACCTATACCGAGGTATTGAAGATGCTTGCTGCCGACTACGGCTTAAAGGTCGGAACGGTAGTAGACACCAAGTACAAAATCCCGCAGAGGATTGAAGAAGGTACCCTGTTTGATATGCTCGGCAATGCCAGTGATTTGACCATCATCAATACTGGTAAGATGTACGTTCTGTATGACGATTTCGGCAAGCTGTGTTTGAAGCCTTACGAGGATTTGCTTTTACCGCTTTATGTGGATGAAAGCAACACACAGGCATACAGTTATACATCCTCTATTGATACGGATGTGTATAACAGAATCAAACTGGCGTGGGACAACGACGAAACAGGCGTGCGTGAAGTACACGTTATGAATAACGCGGCAAGCCAAAGTAAGTGGGGCGTTTTGCAGTATTATGAAAAGCTGGACAATGCTTTGAATACTGCTGACCTGCAAACCAAGGCTAAAGCACTCATGAATTATTACAATGTTATTCACCGTGAGCTGAGCATGCAGAAGGTTTTTGGTGACGTTCGAGCGCGTGCCGGTACATCTGTTTGTGTTGGTATGGGTCTTGGTGATATCAACATCAAAAATTATATGTGTATTGAGAAAGCAAAGCACACGTTTTCTAACGGTCTGTACACGATGGACTTGAATTTAAGCGGTATAAGGGGTGAATTTAGTGCCTGATATGCAGAACATCATTAAGGTTTTTCAACAGATTTCAGCAAATGAGCGTGAAGCGTCGTTACCAGTGATGATTTGCTATGGTAAGGTGCTTTCCCTAAGTCCGTTTCAGGTGCAGGTTGAACAGAAACTTGTACTCGATAAGAAGTTTTTCATCGTCAAGAGCGGTGTTACCGCTTCTTCGTTTAAGGTAGGAGATGTTTTGATTCTACTGCGAAACAAGGGCGGACAACAGTATTTGATTTTAGATAAAAAGGGGGCGTTATAAATGGTACCAACAGATTACAATGATGACCTGCAACAGGATTTCGAGATTGAAACTCAGCCAAGCAGAACCTATGCTCTGCGGTTTGACGGTTATCCGTCTGCGGGTAAACTGGACGGTGTTGAAGCTATGAAGCAGGCTATTTTCCTCGCTTTGCAGATTGAACGCTTCCGGTTCGCTATCTACTCTTGGAACTACGGTATCGAACTTGACGCTCTGTTAGGTCAGAGTATGACACCTTATCTACAAGCCAAAGTTGCAAAAGCGATTGAAGATGCACTTTTAGCAGATGACCGTGTACTTTCTGTGGAAAATTTCTCGTTTTCTAAGACTAAACGCGATATTCATGCGACATTTACTGTTTCCACAACTGAGGGGGACATAGAAAGTGAATTTGAATTTGGAGGTGTTGCAGCATGATTGGAAAGTACTCCGATGAAATGACATTTGATTATATCATGAACCGAATGTTGGAATCCGTGCCGGATACGGTGGACAAGCGCGAGGGCAGCATTATCTACGATGCGCTTGCACCGGCGGCCGCAGAACTTGCAAAGGCGTACATGGAACTTGATGTTGTTATGGACGAAACCTTTGTCGATACTGCGTCCCTACAATACCTTATGTTACGCTGCAAAGAGCGCGGCGTAGCCATTCAAGGCGAAACGGCTGCTGTTATCGAGGGTGTGTTTACGCCGTCCAACATCGAACTGTCTGCCGGTCTGCGGTTCAACTGTGATGAGGTGAACTACACCATCACAGAGAAAATTTCGGCAGGGCACTACAAGCTGGAAGCGGAAACGCTCGGCACGGTCGGCAACAAGTACACCGGCCTGCTACTGCCGATCCAGACGGTGAACGGTCTGGAAACCGCTCAGATTGCGGCGGTGCTCATTCCGGCCGAGGACGGCGACACGACCGACACCTTGAGGGAGAAGTATTACGCCAGTATCGACGGTGAAGCGTTCGGCGGTAATGTCGCAGATTATAAGGAAAAGGTTAACGCGATTACAGGCGTTGGCGGTGTTAAGGTTTATCCGGTCTGGAACGGCGGCGGTACGGTCAAGCTGACTGTTATCGCATCCGACTTCACTGCACCGAGTACCGAACTGATTTCCAAGGTTCAGACAGCCATTGACCCCGAACAGAACCACGGTGAAGGTCTGGGTTTGGCTCCGATCGGACACACTGTAACCGTCACCGGCGCGAAGTATGCCGATATTGCTATCACAGCAAATGTTACTTTCGCCAGCGGTTGGAACTGGGAGAACGGCAAGTCGCAGCTTGTCAGCGCCGCCAATGCGTATCTTAACGAGTTGTGTAAAGAGTGGTCGGAGAACGAAACGACAATCGTGCGTATTTCGCAGATTGAAACACACCTGTTGACCGCAGACTGTATTGTTGATATTGACGGCACAACCATTAACGGCATTGCTAAAAATGTCGAACTGGCTGCTGATGAGATTCCGCGCCTGAAAACGATTGGCGGTGCATTGTGAGAAAGAAGCTGAATGAATATTTGCCGTCAATTTTGCTGAAAACCTACGAATTCCCGTTGCTGTGCAATACAGAGCAGCGGGAATTTGACCGCTTGAACACTGCTGTTGACGAAGTGTTAGACGCACAGTTTGTTAGCACTGCCAGAGAACGAGGTATCGCGCGGTACGAGAAAATCTTCGGCATCACGCCGATGGACACGGACACCTTGGACGAGCGCCGGTTTCGGGTGTTGGCGAAAATCAACGCGCAACTGCCGTTTTCTATCCGTCGCTTACGTCAGCAATTATCTACATTGTGCGGCGAGGACGGTTACAGGATGGAGATTGACGGCGGCAGGTACACGCTGACGGTCAAAGTCGCGCTGACCGCGAAACGCAATCAGCAGGCGGTTGAAGAACTGCTTGCGGACATTGTACCTGCGAACATGGTCTGCACAACGTCGTTGCTGTACAACCAACACGCAGACTTGACCTGCTTTACACATGCACAGCTTGCCTTGCTTACGCATTTTGAAATTAGAGAGGAAGTGTTGCCGAATGGCGAGTAAAACGACAAACTACGGGCTGAATAAGCACAGTCCGCAGGATTTTTATGATGTAAATGCCAGAAATGAGAACTGGGATAAGATTGACACCGAACTGAAGAATAATGTTGATGCTGTTAACGCCCGCGTAAAGACCGCTGAACTTGCAGCAGAAGTGAAAAAGGTTGCCAAGGACGGCAGTCTGACAGCTGCTGACCTTGGTGCTGAGAAAGCAGGAGCGGCAGCAGCGCTTGAAAAGAAAGTAGACGCTCTGGGTGCCAGTGACGTTGGTGCTGACCCGTCCGGTACGGCTGCAAATGCGGTGTCCACGCATAACACGAGCACAAGCGCACATTCTGCGCAGTTTGCCAAGAAACAGGATACAATCAAGGGCAAAAAAGGTAAGTACGTCGGCTTTACCGCAAATGACACCGTGGGCGAGGTAGACGCGCCTGCGTCCGGCGGCAGTCGAATTACGCTGACGTTTGCGGCTGATTTTGTCGGACAGGCGTGGACGCTCTCCGGCGGCGGGGAAACCTACACCGGCACGGTGGACAGCAGTAAGACGGCAACTGTAAGCGTACTCGGTATCAATACCACCTACACCCTGAGTGCTGCGCTGTCCGGTACGACGTATACTGCCGAGGTAACAACCAAGGCGTATTACACGGCGCTGGCGGTGGCGCTTGAGAAATTCCAGTCTACGATTACCGTAACCGTAGACAGTGGTTCGACGGTTACGGCTACGCTCGGCAGTACGGTATTGACCAAGACGAGCACCGGCACGGCGGTGTTTACCGTCGGCAAGGCGGGTACTTGGGTAATCAAGGCCACCAAGGGTGACCAGACCGCCGAGGGCACGGTAAGCATTACCGCCAGCGGTCAGAGTAAGTCGCTGACGCTGAGTTATGCTAACGTGTTCGGTGTGATGTGGGATACGAGCAACAGCAGTACCGCACTGACACGCTTAACACCGAGCACCGACCCTTACGGATTGGTAACTAAGAGCGTAACAACTGAGCCGGTTCCGGCGGTTGGTACGGGTGCAGGTTCGAGTCCGTTTGACAGCTTTTTGCCGTGGTCAGGCATGAAAGAATGTAATCTTGACTATGACGGAAGCGTAAAAGCGTGGAAAGATGATTCTGGATTTAGTAGAACCGATCCGTATGTTATGGTATGGATCCCAGAGTTTTACTTTGCCACAAAAACGAACGGAACAAAGAAATATTTCTACATTGCCGATGGTCCGGTAAGCGGTATGAAAAAACATCCGGGATCTGGAAAGTTTATCGGTCGGTATGTGATGAATAATAGTTGTGGTTCTATTACAGGCGGATCCCCTTTGGTTAATAAGACTCGTGCGGATGCACGATTATCTGCAACGATTGGTGGAGACAAAGAAGGCAGTAAATGGCACATGTATGATTTCGCAACTTATTGTGCAATTATCTTTCTGTATATCGTGGAATTTGCTGACTGGAACTGTCAAAGTAAAATTGGTCCGGGCAGAACGGAGCAGAGTGAAAAGTCAAATAATGGACGTACTGACAAGATGGTATATCATACCGGTAAAGAAAGCACCGGTAACACGCCAAGTGTTCAGTATCGCTGGATTGAAAACCTCTGGGGCAATGTATACCAGTGGGTGGACGGCTTCAACACCAACGGCGTAATTGCTTACTACTGTACTGACCCAAGCAAGTACGCGGACGATACAGCAACCGGGTACACCGATATTGGCACGCTGCCTGCGTCCGGCTACATTAAGGACTTGACCGTTACCGATAATGGTTTACTGATTCCGAAAACGTCTGGCGGTTCGGGAACAACCTACGTCCCGGACTACGTTTATTCTACCTCGTCTGGTTGGCGCGTGCTGTATGTTGGTGGCGGTTGGGGCGATGGTTCGAATGCGGGTCTGTTGTGCTTCGGTACGAACGGCGCCACTTCGAGTTCGTACTCGAACGTCTCCGCGCGTCTCCTGTGCGAGCCTTGAAAGGAGTGATAAAAATGAAGGTACACGGCGACAACAAGCCGGAGAAAATCACGGCGAACAGCCTGCCGAACAAGCTGGGACGCGCGTGGGTAAGGTTTTGCCTGAATCCGGTTGAAACCACAGACGCAGACGGAAACACGCAGTGGGAGTATGACGAGTATGTTACCGAGGTTGCAGATGGTGCTGACTTGCAGGCGCGTGTGAATGAGCAGAAAGACGCACTGCTTTTACAGGCCGTCGGCGAGGAATACGGCACACCGATGACCTCAGTTGATGATCTGCGTAAGCAGCGTATCGCAGACAGCAAGGCAGACCTCGCTGCATGGCTGTCCGAAAATCCGCTGACATGGACGGATGGTAAGAAGTATGCTGTAACGTCGGAAAAGCAGGCACAGCTTACATCGGCGCTGGCGGTGCAGCAGGTTGCGCAGTCTGCCGGAGTGGAACGTGAGCTGCGTTGGAACTCGACCGGCGATGAGTGTACGGTCTGGCAGTATGCTGATCTGTGTGCGCTGGCACTGGCGATTGCAGCCTACGTCGAACCGCGAGTGAGCATCCAGCAGGCGGCTGAGGTGGATCTCCGCAATGCTGCTACGGCAGAGGAGGTGCTTGCCGTTGCGTGGAATTACGCCTAAGTCTGTGCTTGAGCACCTGCTGTTCGCGGTGATCGGCGGCGTGATGTACATGCTGATCGAGATCGCATGGCGCGGCTACACGCACTGGTCGATGGGCGTTCTCGGCGGCGTGTGCTTTGTGGCAGTTGGCCTGCTGAATGAGATCCAGCAGCGACCGCCGATCATCTTGCAGATGGCACAGGGTGCTGTGATCTGCACCGTGATGGAGCTGCTGGCCGGTCTGGTGCTCAACGTCTGGCTCGGTCTGGATATATGGGACTACTCCGGCGTACCCGGCAATATCATGGGGCAGGTGTGCCCGCAGTTTACGCTGGCGTGGGCCGCGCTGTCGGCGGTGGCCGTCTGGGTTGAGGACCGATTGCACAAGATCTTTGACTAACGACAAAAATAGCAGGAATTTTTACACTTGCGATAGGGCAATCGCCCAGAGCTGTAACTGTAATGATAGTGGGGGACGGGGAACCGTCCCTCCGCCTTAAAAGAGGAGGAATGTAAATGGACGGTTCCATTTCCCGTGCCGAGCACGAAGAGTTTCGTCGACGGCTCGAAGAAGAAAATCGTCGGCAGGACAAGCGCATTGAGCTGCTGGAGGACAATATGCGCGAGCTGAACAGTCTGACCGCCTCGGTCGGCAAGTTGGCCACCAGCATTGAGAGCATGGTCAAAGAGCAGGAAAAGCAGGGCAAGCGGCTGGAAACGCTCGAGGATCGCGACGGCGCGATGTGGCGCAAGGTTGTGGCTTACGGCGCGACGGCGCTCGTCGGCATTTTCGTCGGTTATGTCGCTCGGCAGCTTGGCTTGAACTGAGAAAGAGAGGTACTTATGAACTGGAAAATTCGTCTGAAGAACCCGGTGTTCTGGGTGCAGGTACTTACCGGCGCGCTGGCGACCGTGCTGGCGTACAGCGGTCTGACCGCTGCGGATATGACCACGTGGGCAGGGCTGTGGGGCGTTATTACCGGCGCGTTCAGCAATCCGTACTGCCTGTTCCTCGTAGCATCGAACGTATGGAACGCTCTGAACGATCCGACTACCAGCGGCCTGACCGACTCGGATCGAGCCAAGTCGTACAATGTTCCGTTGGAGAAGTAACTACTTGAAAGTTTCTTTTAAGTACATGAAAGGAGAATGCAGATGAGCATTCGTTGCGATATTTACGACCGCAAGCTGTATGGCATCTGGTTCGCAGCAGCGCCGTATGCGGCGAAATCCAAACCCGCCAAGACGCTCCGGCAGTGGGCGGCAGACGAGGGCGCGGACATCGTTTACAACCTTGCACTGTTCAACATGACCGGGCAGGGAAGCGACCGCTACGGCGTTATCAAGGGACGCACCTTGCAGTATCTGAAAGCCAAAGGTCGGGAGTGCGGCTATGGCGGTACGCCTGAGCGGCTGGTGTTGGATGCCAGCAATGCGGTCAGCGGCTGGAAGCTGGCCGTCAAGGACGGCAAGGTATCCAGCACTCTCGGTAAATCCGACCGCCGCAGCAGAAATATGTGCGGTCTGCTGACGGACGGTAGATATATTCATGTGCAGACCTCTGCGAGCCACACCGAGTACGAGGTGGCGCAGTACGTCCGCGATCACTACGACGTCAAGCTGCTGCTCGTACAGGACGCAGGCGGCAGCACCGGCATGTATCGCGTGTCGGATGGCTGCCTGTTCGCGCCGGAAAAAGAGGGAGCAGACGGCAGACCGGTGTGCAGTGTGGTTTGCATTAAGCGCAAAGCGAACGTGAAAGTTCCAAAGGAGGAGCAGAAAATGAGCAAGAAAGTATTTATCGGCGTGGGACATGGCGGCAGCGACAGCGGTGCGGTCGGCTACATTGTAGAGAAAGAGGCGAACCTTGTGATGGCGCTGGCGTGCCGCGATTATCTCACCGCACATGGCGTTGAGGTATGCATGAGCCGCACCAAGGACGAGGAGGACCCCATCAACGAGGAGGTGCGCGAGTGCAATGCCTACGCGCCTGATCTGGCTATCGACGTGCACAACAACTCCGGCGGCGGTGACGGCTTTGAGGTATTCTATACCATCCACGGCGGCACCGGCAAGATGCTCGCGCAGAACATTGAGAAGCAGGTTATCAAGATCGGCCAGAACAGCCGCGGCTGCAAGACCAGACAGGGCCAGCGTGGCGATTACTACGCTTTCGTGCGCGACACCAAGTGTCCAGCGGTCATCTGCGAGGGTGTATTCGTTGACACCAAGGCTGATGCAGCACAGGCGGGCACCAAGGAAAAGCAGCAGGAGTTTGGCATCGCATACGCCAAGGGTATCCTCGATACGCTGGGCATTAAGTACGATACCACGACCGCCAAGTCTGCTGAGGCGACCAAGCCGCAGGACCCGGAAGTACAGGCTGCAATCGAAAAAATCCAGACCAAGGCTGGTCTGGAGGAAAAAACGATCGAGTATCTGCTGAAGTACGAGTACGGTGAAAGCCTTGTGAAGAAGCTCGCGAAGGCGATGGAGTAACGAAAGAATAGAAGTAAGCCCTGTTGGATAGTTGTTTCTGACATCCAACGGGGCTTTTTCTTATGTTTGAGTAGTCTTGACAAAAGAGTGAAATTCTCGTATTATGAACACATCTAACTGAAAGAAGATGGTTTTGTGGGCGACGATAATTTTTCTGTCTGCGCAAGAATAGCTTTAACCGGCATCGTTCTTCTTGCTGTATTTGCACTGCTCTGTTGGGTTTTCTTCTTATGTACAAAAAAATTGCAAAAACATTTAGATAATGATTGCGAACGCAAATGTGTGTATTTATTGAAGAAAGACTTCATATACATGAGTATTATCGCAGGAATAGTGATCGTAATATTGCTGACATTGACTTTTGCTAAGGACGAAAATGCAATCAATTATTTTTCGTTTGCAGGTACACTTAGCTCGATTATCCTGTCGGTTGTAGCGATTTTTATGACAATCAACAGTGAAAACGAGAGTAAAGATGCGAAAACACAGCTAGACAGATCAATAGCTAAAATGGAAGAGTCTACTCAAGCAGTTGAAAAAGCCTCTGACGATTGGAAAAATACAGTTACCGAACTTCAAGGAAGATTGGATACTGTGCGTGTAGAGATCGAAGATGTTCTGGAGCGCATTCAAAAAGTGGCTGATCAAAACGATCAAATCCTTGTCCATTCAAAAGAACGAAATTTCAAAGGTGAGGATTTGGAATGGGTGCCTCAAAGGAGGAACAATAATGGATAAGCCAACAGCATTATCTATGTTAAAAGTTACAATCATCGGATCAGAAGTCATAAAAGACACAAGATCAGTCCAACTGATTGATACTGTAAAAAAAGATGAAGAGGGTAGATTTGATATTTCTGCTTTCGTAAGAATACAACAGACGCAAGAAATAGATGATAAGCTATATTTGTTTGTATGTCAGCGCCATGATGATGAATATCGAATATTTTCGCTTACAGAAATACATCTTAACCCGAGTAAACAGGCGAATGCCGAAGGGCAAGATCACATGGTTGATGATACCAACAGAATCATTACAGATGAGTATCATATCATTCAAAATTGTAAGTTTAACTTTCTTGCAATACCTCCGACACCGTCTGGAGTTTATGCTTTAGTAGTATCGACTAAAGAAAATGACCCTTCTGGAATGCTTGATGCGTACTACTTCCGCGTTGAATAAATGAAGAATGCAAAGCCCCGTCTACCGGGCGATCTCAAAACGAGGTCGCAAGCTGGTAGACGGGGCTTTTTCTTTTTGCCTACGGAACAACGCAGACAGAAAAATCAATTATCATAATAGCCAAAACGGTAAGCGGTAATTTGACAAACCGACTCCCAGTAACGCCTCAGCTCTTCTGAATACACTTTTATTCGAAAAGAATAATCAAAACCGGACAGATTTCAGAGGAAAACAGAGGAATTTGTCAACCGTTCAGCGAAAAAATAGCGTATTTGTAAGTTCTCATATCTTCTCCAATCTTTATAGCATATCGGCAGAAAACTTTCCAATGGGGAGGCGGCTGCCCTAAGCGCTTTCGAGGGCAAGGAACACCGTCGTAAAAAATTCCTTTTGTCGTCAAAGTGTCGTCAGTTAAAAACTGGAACAACAAAGATAAAGAAAAAGTGCTGAAATACAATGATTTCAGCACAATTCTTGGTGCGGATGGGGGGACTTGAACCCCCACGTCCTTGCGAACACTAGCACCT